CCCCGATGCCGGGGCCCCCCGCCGATCCGCGAGGGACGCCCCTGATTCCTCCCAGGGAAATCGTCGCGGCTTCAATGATCTCGGAGAATGTCGCCCCTATCGGAGCGGGCATCACTGCTCCTCGGTGAACTCGGCGTCTTTCGGCTCGATCTTATCGAGTATCTGCTGGATCGCATTCGCGCGCTCGCGCTTTTCCGCGAACGCCTTACTGATGTCCTGCGCGCCGAGGACTCCGGCCTTCGCCTTCTCCTGTGGCGTCAGGATGAGCGATTCGAGTATTCTCCGCGACTTGTCGATCACCGTCATGAGCATCTGGAATGCCGGCGCGATTATGTCCTGATACTCGACGCGCGCGTTCGCTCCTCCACCAATGGGGACGGGAGATTTCGCGATCAGGCCCGTCTCGGCGATCTGACCCGACAGTCGCATCTTGAGGACCTCCGTCACGACGAGATCGTCGATGATCGTCTCGGCGATCTCATCGTCCCACTCGCCGACTGCCGCCGCTCCGAGCACCGTCCGCTTCACGCTCGCCGCGATCTGCGCTTGTATCTGCTCGGACATCGCCTCGCTTCGGGCTTCGAGGTACGCAGCCGCCTTCGCCGGGTCTTTCCCCGGCCGCTTGGCCGCGAGCCGCACGCCCGCCTTCTTCGCCATCGTGAGCACCTGCCGCTTGCCGCGCGTGACCGCAGACTGTTGCGCGACCCTGAGCGCTTGCGCGAGGTCGCCGGTGAACGACGGGCTGACCCGCGCCACACCGGCGATGTCCCCGCGCTCGACAAGCGGACGGTACTCGTCCACGAGCTGTGCGACGATCTTCACAAGAACGGGCTTCGCGATCTTCACGACGCCCTCTTCGGAGGCCTCCATCTGGTCGCGCACGTTGTCCACGTCGCCCCACTCAAGCTCGATGGCCGTGAGCGGACGGCGGTAGACGCGCGGCGCGTTCTCGATGATTGCGAGGCACTTGTCACACATGAGCCATCAGCATCAGCTTCGATGTCCTCGCAGTCTCGGCAAGCGCCAGGATGTCCTTGCGGGCTTGCGCAAGTTCCCCGCCGCCGTCCTCTTCTTGCACGAGCGGCACGTCCAGGCGATCGGCCACCTTGTCCCACGCGATGTTGACGCCGCTGGTCGTGAGCACGGCCTTGAGCAGTTCGGCGTAGAAGCCGCGCACCTCATCGGTGAGGCCGCCGGTGGTGAGCATCGGCACGGGCGCGTCCGGGCCGAAGGTGTAGCGCACGATACGCGGGACTACCTGGACGTTGTAGGCGTCGATGATGTCGCGGCCGATGCGCTCGACGCTATCGGTGTAGGTGTCGGCGTGCGTCTGCGAGAGCGCGAGAGAGCCCGTAGCGGCGTTCTGCGCGAACACCGTATCGGGGATGAGCAGCGCCCGGAGCATCCACTTGGAATGCGCTTCGAGCATCCCGAGGTACATGTTGCCGCGCTGATCGTCGCGGAGCAGGTCGATATCCCACGCCTTCTCCCACGTGCCGGACTCGTTTCTCGAAAGCGGCATCGCGACGTGTGTCTCTTCGCCGGTGATCCCCGCGCCCACATCCAAAGCGGCATCGCGGTTCTGCGTGCCGTCCTCGCTCTTGCCGGGGACGTAGTAGACGATGGTCGGCGGGGTGGCGAGCTTCTCCATGTACCGCACGGCCTGGTCCCAGATGACCATGAAGCGATACCACGGCTCGTACGCCCGCCTGAGCCTGCCTTCGCCCCACATATTGCCGTACCGGCCGTCGTGGCAGACGTGGAACGCCTTCTCGGCCGGGAGCTTGCCGTTCGGCGGGACTGTGAGGGTGTAGCCCGCGAACTCCTCCAGGCCGTCAACGAGGATGTTCGTCAGGCTGCCGGGGTCGATGTCTTTGATCTTGCGCGGCGCCCAACCCGTCACGGTCTGGTCTATCGCGTGCTAGGCGTCGACGACCTGCGTATCACGGCGCTCCCACACGACCTCATGCGGCGCGCATCCCACCAGCACGGCCTCGGCTGCGGTCCGCATCATCCGCGAGAAGATGGGCTTCGTGACCGCCTGGACGTATCCGGCGATGAGCGGGTCGCCCTCGACCGACCACGGCATACTCATGAGCGGCATCGCCACGAGATCCGTACCGGCCCCCACCTGGAAGTGCCTGCGCATCTCGGCGAACGTCTTGAAGCCGACCTTGCTCGGGTTGAACGTGCCGATGCGTGCGGCGGTGTCGCCGAACGTCGCGCCGATGGACCCGTTGCCGCCGTGGCCCGCTATCTCGCCTTCGATGGGCTTAACGTCGTCTGGCACTTGTGCTCCTCCCGATGCCCGGGGCTTCGGATGCCGGTGTATGTCCCGGCGTCGCTGTCACGCGGTGCCCGCCCGATGCCGGGGCTTCGCTCACGCCGTCGTCCAAGAAGTCCTGGAGCATCTGCGAGATCATGTCCACCTGGTCGTCGTGGTCCGCGAACGGGAACGTCACGAGTTCTTCGAGCAGATCCGACGCCCATCCGCATTCTCGCGGGTGAGGGATGAAGAAGTTCCCCGCCTCGATCATCGGGCTCACACCCGCAAGCCTGGCCTCTTTGTCGCCCCGCGCCGGTTTCGTGACGATGCCCGCCACCGAATCATTGAGCCTGCGCTTGACCTCGGGACCTGCCGCCGCCGCCTCTACCACCTTGCGCACCGCCTCGGGGTTCCTGTCTGTCATGTCGCGCATCGCGGCCATCATGCCAGGCAGGTCGAGCCGCCGCCTGTCGAGGTCCAAGAGGTAGACGTTCGCACCTATCCTCGCGCCGACGCCTCCGACGGTGTAGTCGTCGCGTGACTTGCCCCAGAGCCCCATATCCCACGACTGCCGGTGTCCCGAAAGCCCCTCGGGAAGTAGCACGACCTCTGAGGGGTCGTCATCGCTTTGGAGCCGCGTCGTCCAGAACTTCACCCATGCCCGCTTGACCATGCCGCCCTCGAGCGCGGTAGGCCGCTGCTGGTACTGCCCGGCGAACCCGTGGCTTCCGAGCCGCGTCCTGAGGGTCGCTAGTTCGGCCTCACCCTCACGCTCAGGCCACAACAGGCCGCCGGTCTTGCGCTTGACCACCCGCCCGCTGCGGGGGAAGACGATGCTCTCGTCATGCTCGGCGATCGCCGGGATGCACACGTGACACCAGCCGGGTTCGTCGAGAACGTGCCCGGTCAGGTCGCGCTGGTGGAGTCGTTGCATGACGACCACGTACGCGCCGGTCTTCTTGTCATTCAGCCGCGTCGAGAGCTGACCATCCCAGTAGCGCAGAGTGTTCAGCCGCTTGACCTCGCTGTAGGCGTTGCCGGGGTTCTGCGGGTCGTCCACGATGATACGGTCGCCGCCCTCGCCTATGGCGGTCGAGCCGAACGTCGTTGCGATCATCTTGCCGCGGGACGTGTTCTCGTAGCTGGTCTTCACGTTCTGATCGCCGGTGAGCGCAAACCCCTCATGCCCCCAGTAGTGACGCATCCCGCGCTCGTACCACTCGCTTTCGATGATGCGCCGGCGCGATAGTGAGAGGTCCGTCGAGAGCCTGTCGGCGTAGGAGGCTGTCAGATAGCGCATGTGCGGCGCCAGCGTCCACTCCCACACCGGCCACATGACGCTGATGAGGATGGACTTCATGTTGCGCGGCGGTTCGTTCACGAGCAGATTGCGGACTATCTCGCCCTTGTGCGGCCCGAATGCCACCGCTTCGCCGTCCAAGAGGCCGAACGTCACGCACTCCAACCACTCGCAGAGGTAGCTCAGGTGCCAATTCCACACGAGCGGCGTCGCTGGTTCGATGATCTCCCACGCCGCGCGACAGAACGCCTCAAGACTTCCGTGCGCTCTTCCGTACTCGCGCCTTCGCAACTCCGCTACCAGCGCTATCAGCCTCTGCCGCTCGTCTTGCGATAGCTTCGGCTTCGGCGATGATCGCAGCGTCGGGCTTGTCTGTGAGGTCGGCATACGCTATCGGGCCTCCATCCGCGCCCGTGTGCTCGACGCGCTGTACGTGCTGCCAGCCCGCCGACGGGTCATCAGGGTCATACCCCTTGTGGCGGCGGTTGCAGAGCCAGAAGATGCCCGCCGTGGTGTCGGGCGGATAGAAGGTCGTCACGACGCGCCCGTAGGCATCTTTCGTCACGGACTTGACCGCGCCGCCCGTCGCGTTGCTCTTGAATGCGACCTCTACCGTATCGTCCACGATGGCCTTCGCTAGTTTTACGGCGGCAAGAAACCCTTCGTGATCCTTCGCCCATGCGCGCACCGTCGGCATGCTCACATCGCACGCTTTAGCGATGTCGGTCCACGTCGCACCACTCGTGAGGACGCCCTCGGAGAGCACGGCCGCGATGTGCTTCTCGGCGTCGTACTTCGTCGGTCGCGCCATCAGTCTCTCCCGTTGTGGCTCATCATGTACGCGAGCCCTCGCAGGTGTGGCGGCACCACGTCCGCCCGGAGGATGCGCTCGCGCAACGTCACCGGCGCGGCTTCCATCGGCACCCAGCATTGCGGACAGTAAGCGACCCCACTCGGAGGCGGGGTCGGGAAGTCGTAGTGAGCGTGGCACTCAGTGCATCGCCAGCGCATGGCTCCCTCATCGGGAATGGGGAGGCGGCACCGCGAGGGGATCGGATGCCGCCTGGGGGGAAGTCTTTTGCTACGCCGAAGCGTACTAACGCGTGGGGCCAATGTCAAGAAGCGGGAGCGTCTAGAAGGTCCATGTAATGCCACCCTCACATTCTTGGCCCGGCATTAGAAACCATGACTCTACGACTGTTCGGTTGTTGCCCGCGCACGCTGGATGGATAGTGCGCACACTCTCCGGCGGCAGGGGGTCGAGCGAGAAGAACGGCGGGAAGAGCACCACGTATGGTTCCGAGCACTTCATGAATCGCCCGCAGACCTTGCACCTCACGGCTTTGCACCCTCTTCGGACATCGTGACGGTCGGGAGTGTGCGCCCCACATCGTGACAGCGCGAGCACTCGCTGATCTGGAATGACAGCGATGCCCGACACGGCTTGCCGTCCACCATGAACGTCTGTGCGAAGCCGGTCATCGTCCGGGTGCCGAACGTGTGGCCGCGTACGGCGCAGGTGAGTCGCCTGATGAGCGCGGCGAAGCCCGAACCAAAGAACCGTACATGGATTTTCGCCGCGCCTCCATCAGCCGCAAGGATTATCCACCCTTCGCCTGTCTTCTTCATAGTGGCACGCTCCCTTCGGGTAGCAGCACCTTCACGTCCACCACCGGCAGCATCCCCGGCTCCTGCGCTTGCACCAGCGTCAACCAGCACACCGCGCCATCCCTGCGTATCGCCAGCGTTTGGTCGGCGTGCGCGTCCAGCTTCTCGTGATGGCAGCGGTAGCAGAGTCGCACCGTCGGGCCGGTCGTGCCCTTCCTCTTCCCGCCAAGCCCGCGCCTCACGATGTGCGCCCGCTCAAGCCCTCGCCAGTCGGGCGCCTGACCGCAGCACTAGCAGCGGGTGTGGCTCACCCACAGATCCAACTCGCCGAGCGCCAGCGTTTCATCCACGCCGAGGAAGTCAGCCGGGAGCCACGATGGGAGCCCGTAGCCTGATGATGACTTCGGGACGGGGCGGATGCCACGAGCGGTGCGCATCACCCTGGCGCCAGCGCGAAGGTCGAAGTCCACCCACCTGCCGTCAACGAACACCTGATGACCGCTCATGATGTCCCCTTACGCTTGTACGGGCCTCGATACTCCGGCGGCACCATGACGACGCTTCGGCCGGCCGCTTTGCCCAAGTGCCGCAAGCTCTCGTCGATCGCGCCGTGACACTTGCCGAGCAGCTTCCGGTGCGTCGTGGCGGCATGGAGGTTGCCGGGGATGCGACTCCCAGGCTTGCTACCGCCGGGACCGTCGGGCGATGAGCCGGGAATCGTGATGGCCTCGATGAGCGATAGCGTGTTCACCATGCGCCGCACGAGTTCCTGCCCGGACCCGGACAGCTCGCAGAACTCATGCGCCACGCGATCCGCGTCGATCATCGCTCCTCCAATGCAGCGATGAAGTCCGCAAGTCCTTCTCGCAGCGTGCAGTCAGCCTCATCCCACCCATCCTCGATGAGCATGTTCCGAACAGACTCCGCATCCCATGCAATCCACGCGGAGGCTACCGCCTCCACCAGCGCGGCATACTTGGTGCGCTCGGCTTCGAGTTGGCGCGTAAGTTCGCACACGGGATGGTCGCAGAACTGCCAGTTGTGGTGGTCTGCCTTGCTCCACGGGTCGTGCCTGGAGGGGGAGTATCTGAGGATGTACGCCGTGCTCGGCTCCTTCTCGAACCGCGTCTTGACGACGTGGACGCGTGTCTGACAGGTCGGGCAGCAGACGTCAGCTTCGCCTTCGTACACGTCACGCAGCGGAACATCGTGCGCGTGTAGGTCGCTCACTTGGCATCCTCCTCGATGGCCTTGAGGTCTGCTACCAGTCGGTCGTGGGCCTTCTGTTCGTTCATGCGGCGAGTGGATTCGATGCGGTCGAGTGCGCGGTAGTACCTGCCCCACGCCTTCGCGGACGTGTCTTTACTCTTGGTGGCGCTCATACTGTCTCCTCAGTAGTAGAGTCCGGCGGCTTGGAACGCGCCCCGGCTGTGCGGCTTGGCATCGTGCAGGTAGTGGCTGTAGTAGTCATCATCGCCGTGTACGGCTGGAGGAATCCACCGCCACCATCCAGGCTCAAACGTCTTGAAGCAATCCACGGTGAACGGCTCATCCCACGTATCGTCTGGGTAGACGCCGTACTCCTCCTGGTCGGCGGCGGTAGCCGTGAGTTCGTTCAGCCGCGCGACTGCCGACTCCTTCGTGTGGTCGCCGTACACAAGCCAGCCGCCGCACTCGTGGAAGTACGCAAGTCGCTTACTCATTCCGCTGCCTCCTCAAGTAGCCCGTCGATGAACGCTGCCATGAGCGCCTCGTCGGTGGCGATGATGGTGTCCAGGTCGGTGAAAGCGTCGTCGGTCATGATGCCTCCTCGGTGAACAGGCTGAGTTGCGGATCGTCCTCGCATTGGCACTTCGCGCCGAGCGTCGTCGAGAAGCGGAAGGTGTGGTACTCCATGCCGGGACCGCGTTCGGGAAGCGGCGGCTTCTCGCAGCGCACCTTGCCGGGGACAGACGGCCCCCACTCGGCGCAGTGTGGGCATTCAGCGGGTGTGCAGTGCATCGGTGGTCCCTCCAGCAGCGATCATGCGAGTTCCTCGAATAGTGATCCCTGGTCGCGCTCCTTGACGGCCGCCGCAAGATTCTTGGCCGCCTGGTCGAAGTATGACCGCTTGAGCTCGGCGCCGACGAACCGCCGGCGCATCTTGAGTGCGACATACCCCTCGCTGCCGATTCCCGCAAAGGGCGACAGAACAATATCGCCGGGATTCGACCAGAGCAGCATCGCGCGTTCGATCACGTCGAGTTGCAGCGGGCAGATATGCCGCTCGTCTTTCTCATCACGCGCTGCCTCTTTCTGGAGCGTGCGGGACGGGTTGATGTCCATCCATACCGGGCTTGCGTACCGCTGCCAGATGTCGATTGATAGCCGCCCGGTGGACACGAACGTATCGTCTCCGACCCACGTATCGAGTTCACCCGCCACCGGGTTCTCGTTGACGCCAGGCTTCCGCATCGTCACGAGGTAGTCGGGGATTCCCTGCCGCGACATGCACGAGTCCTTCACAATCTGCTTGTGGAGCAACCCGAGCGCCTTCGTCCGCTGCATGGCCGTCACGGGGTCTTTCCAGATCACAACCTCCGAGTGGAAG